TGTCGTTCTGAAAACTTCATCTTCTCTGCAATCTCCCACCAATCCATCCCACGAATATACCGGTAAAACAGCACGTCTTTCTCATTTTCGCTCCGCAGCCTTTTGATCTGCCGTACAATCTCCTGATATTCCACCATCCGCATATATCGTTCTTTTATCAGCTCCGATACCATACGGTCAAGCTCTGCTGCATAACCTGACAAATCGCCCTGGCTGCTCCCGTGCGGCATCCCGTCATTATTCATCGACGGGGAAATCTTCATAGATCGTAACTCTGCAATTTCCGCATTGATTCTATGTATTCGCCGGACATGGATCCTGTACTGTCTCAGATACTCTTTCTTTTTCTCGTTTTCCGTCATTTCTTTTTCTTCGGTCTGCAATGGTATCCACCTCCGCTGTAATGTCATACTTCTTTGCCAGATATTCCGCAACGCTTACGCTCTGGTAAGCCGGTCGCTTGAATCTCTCCAACGCCTTTGCATCATGCCGGCTCTCCAACTCTTCATAATGCTGCTGCCTGTCCCGCCGCTGTTCTTTTCTGCTTCGTTTCTCCTGCAAATTATCACCTTCTATCCCTCATCACTCTAATATAGCCGGAATGCAAAACGCCCATAAGCACCATGCCGATCCAGTCCATTTCATTGCTATCAGAATGGTTATAGCTGTTATCATCCAGATACAAATCTTTTTTACCGCATACATTGTGTATTTATCCTCTTCCATTTATCCCTTATACCTTTCCGGAAGCGGCATCCACGCCACAACCTTATACGGTTCTCCTTGTTCATCGAACCAGACACCTGTCTGGGAATAATACAGCGTTGTTGCCTTATCAGCTCCCTCGATCGTGACCAGAAACTCCGCTGCATATGCACTTCTGACATATGATTCTATGAACTCCCGCTGATCTGGAAGTCGATCTGCTGTTGAAATCCAGTTATTGTTCATCTTCTTGCTCCCCTTTCAACGTCCCCAGCACATTCACACCAACTTCCCTCTCCAGCTCTTCATTCATCAGCTGAAAATATTCCTCGTCCTTCTGTGCAAAATGCATCTGGTGTAAAACAAATTCCAAATATTTCAAAACTCCCTTTCTTTTGCAATGATAGTTCCGGTACAAATAATCTACACTGATCAGCAGAAAACAGTTCATTGCCTCTGCTGTGTGTTTATCCAATTCCTTCTGGCGTTCCTTTTGAAACTCCGGACTATCCATGATCTCTTTAATCTGCTTTCGGAGCTTATGTTTCTTTAACTGCTTATCTGCCCAGCTCATTATTTGCCCTTTCTTGTTCTTCGATCATTTTCTTAGTCATATTGCCACCTACTCATAAAATCCTTTCATCTTCCGCTTTGACACTGCATCGCCCTTTTGATACACACTGCATTCTTCCACGGAGCATCCTCTGCTGTGACCTGTTATCTCGATATAGGAACAGCCGGCTCCCTTTGTATTTCCTGTTGCCCGGAACATGCAGGTCCTGCATTTATGCCGGTCCGCATTACTGGCTGTCTTATTTTCCGGCTTTGGTTTCTTGCACTTATCCGGATTCAGCCAGGAATACACGGTACTATATTTTGCATCGATCAACCGCGCGATCTCCGCAGCACCTTTTCCTTCTTTCGCCAGTTCCAATGCTTTCTCCCTTTTATTTTCTGCCGGAATCACAACCGAATCCGGCTCTGTAAGGGGGGGGTGGTACTTCCGTCCTTCTCCGTTGTCCCTGCCGGTGCTACTTCCGCACTGCAGTTTTCTGGTCTGTTCTGCTCTACCATTTCAGCTACTGCCTGTGCAAATTCCGGATTGTGATATGCCGGAACGTTTACCAGAAAATGATTTTCTTCCTGTTCCAGAATGTCTGACAGTAATCTGACATCCATACTCCCATCATCCCTTGTCCATAATACCGTCACTGGTTTGCCTTTTATGTAGTCTGCCAATGCCTCTTTCAATGTCTTTTCTATCAGCATATTTCTTTTTCCTCCCAATACTCTATTACATATTCTGTCTTTCCCCTACTCGTAGGCTTACTTCCCGTATCTGTTACAATTCTTCTAATCCTGACTGAGTATCCCGCCTTTAATAACAGCGTTGCCACCTTGAGCCGATCTTCTTCGTTCCACTGTACGGATCCTTTTCTGATACTGCGAATCACATTTCTACTCATGCGCCATCCTCCATTCATCATGTAGAGTCTGCACCCTGCCGCTGAACCAAATCAGTAAACCACAGATATCTGGTTGATTGTCATATTTCTTCATCATGACTTCCATGTTCTGATTCCATAATGCCATATCATGATTTGATAGATATTTTTTATAAATTCCCCAGCAATCATTGTAAATTGCCTTGATTCGTTCCTCCATACATCCTCCTTGTTACCGCATGTTACCATTTTCTTTATCCTGTTACCGTCTTCGGGAAACCGCTGAACCCATTGAAAATACTGCGTTTCAAGCATTTTTCGGAGCGAAGTTACCGAGTTACCACACGTTTTCCCATATAGAAGAAAATATTTTTCTCACTTTCACATATTTTTTTCTTCTCTATAAGGGTGAATTTTGCCCGGTAACTTGGGTAACGGGTAACTTTTACTTAAATGGCAGCTCTTCCTGCTCATATTTATCCATTGTTTCCACCGGTTCAAACCCATCCTTATCGATGTTATCGTTCAGCCGCAGGAATACACACCTGATTGGATTACCATCTACCTTTTTTACTTTCGTCATGCGTCCGCCCTGCGTCTCAATCAGACCTTTACGATCCGCCCAGGACAAAAAAGCTTTGTCAGAGAATCCTCCACTCTTGCATAACTCCTTGAACGCCTGGTTGTAAATTATAGCAACTCCCTTTTCAAGCGTTCCCCATTTTTCCACTTTCGTGTCCATATCAAAGCGCTGATTATTCATGGCGATTTTGTCCTGCAAATAACGATAGCAGCGCTCATTGTCGCTCAGGTCATTCCTGTTGATCAGAACAGTTTTCGCCTGTTCGATCGTAATATATTCTCCATCCCGGAACAGATAATCTGTCGCGACTTTATCTGCAACCAATAAAATCGACAGTGACAGGCTTTGTTTCTGCATGGCTTCATCATCTTTCAGTTCTTGCATGAACTCTTTCTGCATCTGATGCAGTTTTTCCTTGCCAATCCCTTTTATGACCTCTATGTACCTTTTCCCGGCCAAACCATAATTTTTCTTCACGATCTCGGCAGTCTCTTGCGGATCCGCATAAACATTGTCCTTACATTCAACTTCCAGAATACGATTAATGGCTCCGCCCTGGGACACATAGGAATTCAAAGGACGCTCTCCATTTGTCAAAATGCAGTTCTTCCATCGATTCTCCCTACTGATACCAAGTTCTTTGTTGGATCTACTCTTTCCCTTTCCAGAGCACATGTCGTATACCATTCCTTCAAAATTATCCCGAATCCGGCTGCTGGTTTTACTGGTATCATCCAAAACCATTGGCAGATGATTCAACATATCTGCCTTTGCTTCCAATGCTACTTCTGTCGTCTTAAAATCTCCGATATATGCCGATTCATCCGGATTCGCCCAGATAGACGTTGCGACCATCAGCGATACTGTTTTACCACCTTCTGTTTCACCCCAGAGATCTACGATAAACGGAAGTCCACCCAAGAGACTAACCAAAACACTTGCAAATGATGCAGCCATCATAATCTTAATCTCCAGGCGCTTTGTCTTCCGAAGCTTCAGCATATGGCTCTGCCAGATCTTCCAGTTGCCACGTTCTGAAACACTCTCATAAGCCTGCCGGAATCGCTGATCGCCATCAAATACAATCTCTGTATCATAGGGAATAAACTGATCCTTAATCCATCCGAGCTTACTGGTGGAATACTGCACTTTAATATGGCTATCATTCATATTTTCAACATCTGACAGAAACCGGACCAGTAACTTCGCGTTTTCTGATGTAACAGAAATTCCACGCCCAGAAAGCGCCACAATCTTACTGGCAGACGTCACCATTGTTTTCGGAACAATGATCTCATCCCATCGTCCATTTCGCTTGTATGCAATCTTGATCTGTTCTTCACCTGTCTCCAGATTCTTCATTCGCTCTACCGGAAGAATGGGGTGATAACAGGCAACCGCATCCACCTGGCTGTCATTCTGTGCATAGACGCCATCCTCACCGGCAATCCATGCTCCGCAGAACATGTTATTGTATGGTCCTTCAAAGTTTGTCCACTTATCCAGCATTGTAATTGGCTTCTTGCGCTCTCTTTGTTTCGCTTCTTTGTCCACCCTTTTATAGGCTTTCAGAAGCTCTTCAAACTTCTTTTTTACGCCAAGCTCTCCAGCACGATCTGTAAGAGAAAGAATCATCCGAGCCTTTGTAATCTCATCTTCCTGATCAAATATTTCCAGAAAGATTTCTTCGCTCAATATGCTTTTACTGTCCAGCCTTGCTAAAGGCTCCATGTGATCACCTTCTCTCTTCTAATAATTCTGCATGATATAATTCAAGCTGCAGTGCATTATAACAATCACACCATGCGTCTGACAGCGGCTCTGCTCTGTTTAAAAATTCCCGGTATACAGAAATCAGATCGTTGTTTAATCTGCACTTGTCCCGCATCTTTGCTTCCTGTTTTTCTCTCATCAGCTTTTCTTTTTTTGCCCGATATATCGCCAGAGAAGATCGGAAGGACGGATTCTTTTCGTATTCTCCGCCAAGCATCAGGAAAGCATCTTTGAAAGAAATCCCATAAAACCTTTCTGTAAAAGTAAAGATATCTCCATTCGCTCCACAGCCAAAACAGTGAAAATCTTTATCATAAACTTTCATGGATGCTTCATGATCGCCTTTATGAAATGGACACTTGATAAATCCCGCTCTGTTCGGTCCAGGAAGTCCGCATTTGACCAGAATATCCTTCATGGAGTAAGTCTGCTTAATTTCTTCGCGCGTCATCTTACATCACCGCATTCGGACAAAATACGCATAATCTCCGTGCCTGTATCTTTCTTCTCACAAAATTCAAACCGTACATTATATCGGTCTCGAATGGTACACATGGATTTATATAGTTGTTTTCCATCAACTGTTTTAGCTGACACCACATACTTTTCACGTTTCCCGTTTACCATTCTCCACCGGACTTCATGCTTCCTCGGATTCTGCCAGAACCACACATCTTCCAGATTTTTCACATCTGGTCCATGTTCCACCAGGATCACAAGCTGTATGCCTGCATCAATCGCTTTAAGCAGCTCTTTCTTAAACCGCTCATGTTGCTGGCAGACATTTCCGCATAACTCCTGCAGATTCTGTTTCCGATCAATAATGAGCCGGGGATTATCCAGACTCATATAATCCCCGACCAGAAGCTTGCTCGAAAAATGTTTCACTCCATTCTCGTCAAATGTCTTGATGATCTTCCGAATTGCCCTCTGCTTTTCTCTTGTATCAATTTGTATATCCACTTGCATCAACTCCTAATTAAATGGCAATTCTTCGTCAATTCCATCCGGAATATTCATAAATCCATCTCCTGCCGGTGTGGATCCAGATGGATATCCATTGATGTGATTCTTATATGCCTGTGTTTCTGTCTCCATCGGAACTGCAGCCTCTTCTACTTTGTCCTGCGATACAAACCATCTCAGAACACGCTTTTCAAGCTCTCTTCCCTCGTAGTAATCCATCTGTATTCCAAATACTCCACCAACCAGCTTATTCTTAAACTGCTTGCCAAAGTTATCTCCCCACTGTGTTGTAAATCCCTGATTGGAATGTTCTACGCAGGTCAGGAATGTCTTAAAGGATCTACTGCAGTTTCCTTCGTTATCCTCTGTCAAAATATACTGCGTTGCCTGATTCGGCCATTTCTTTTCTGGACGGATATCATTTTTTAATGCTTCCGCAAAATATCCAGCCTGCTTATCTCCCGGTGCAAAATCAAAAAACACAACGATCATTGGTTTATTTGTCCTTGACATCCGTTCTTCCACCTGTTTGATTACCAGTTTGTGTCCTCCAAGTTCTACAGGAGTAAATTCTCCCTGAACCTGTGTTTCTTCGTAATTGTTTGGTTTTTTCATCTTAATAGTCCTCCAATGCTTTCATTACTTCTACAATATCGTTGTCAATCTCCATCTGATCAAATGCACCCATCGGTGATTTCGCTGTGCTGTTGTTTGCCTGGGTTTCAAATTTGTAGGCTCCGTCTACACACTTACTCAAAAGCACCGTGGTAAATTTGCTTTCCAGGCAAATCTTGTCCAACTTCTTTCCGGAAGTCTTGATTCTGGTAAACATATAGCCGGCTTCATCATGATCCGTCTGTGTATGAGCTGTGAAAATGATCGTCAGGTCTTCCCTGTATGTATAGGCCTCACACACCAGATCCCAGACACAGGCTGCAAGATCTACCCATTTGTCATATCCTTTTTCCTTACTCCGACGCATTTCATCTGCTACCATCAAGCCATTGATTGTATCCACTACGATTACTTTCACACTAGGGCAGGCTTCAGCAATGCGCTTGATGTACTGACGAACCACATTTGCATCATCACACGCCAGATAGTTCTTATTTTCTTTGTTGTACTGTTTTCTCCATCCTTTCCATGAAAGGCCTTTCTTGTCAGCATCGATGTAATATGTTGACTTTGGATCTAAATTTCTCATGGATGTTGTTTTCCCTGATCCGGATTCTCCGGCAATACAAATAACCTTTGACATATTTGTTCTCCTTTACAATATTTTTCTCAAGTCACCATTCAAGCAACCATCACACCAATTCTCTCCGCAAATATCCGTCAGATGATCTCCTTCGTAGAGTGGCTCTCCGCAGATATCGCAGTACGCTACTGGCTTCGGTTCTTCCGGCAACGCTGTCTTCCATTCGTCATATCCGCTAATTTCTTCCATCATCAGTACCTTCTTCCATTCCCAGTACGCATTTGAGAAATTTCTCGTCTTCGTAGCAGGCATTGCCACTACGAATGTAACTTTTTATGATTGCAAGTTTCGCCCTGCATTCAATAAGCAAAATATATCCTTCTACCGGAATATTTACTGTAGTTACCATTACTTTCTACCTCCAATCATTCTTTGTCATAAACCACTCGCTCTGCAGCCTTCACTATCAGAAGGCTTGCAATCTGTTTGAGTGATAATGTTGATTCATTGTAAATTTCTACCAGCGTGTTATAAGCTTCCGGCGTTACCTTAATAACCATCTGCGCCCCTGTCTGCTGCTTTTTCCTCGCAGGAATGTGTATTGCTTCATCGTTCACTTGACTTTCTCCTCCGATTTTCCTATAATTTAGTTGAGTTTTTTGTTATGTGCGCCACTGGAAGTTGCCGCTTCCGGGCGCATTTTTATTGTCTTTACGCCTATCCTATCCAAATGATTTGCCAGATCCGACAAGTATGCGATCGCATTATTCTTGTAATACTCGGATGTACCGTCAACCCTTTCCAGCGACTGCAGTTTGTTGATCATCTTATCAAGCTCTGACGTTCTCGTGCTCTTACGCTGCTTCTCTTCTGGCATGCTCTCTCGCC